CACCCTTACCGGAGTCCGGGTGGAACGGCAACTTGAGGTCAGTCGGCAAGAACCGCTGGTTGATATCGTCATGGACGTACAACCCCACTTTGGTTGCTGCATATATGTGTTCTTCACGGTCAGGCCCACGAGCAATCAACAGCCCACCAATGTAATCATCAGGCAACTGCAACTTGGCATCAGTAGACCAATCAGTTGAAAGGTCATCTGTGTAATAAAGTTGACCAGCTTGGTTAATGCCCCACAGTAAATCCTTGAAGAATGTTATGTACTTGATATCGGTTGTATTACGCGCCCACGCTGACGAACTGGTTGCATAGTCAAGATCGGAGCCAGTAGCGATAGCAAGGGTATCCACACCCCCAACAAGCCCACGCTTGGCATCAGTTGCATTGTCCTCTAATGTGCGAAGCGAGGAACCCCAGGTGTCTGTAACACTGTTATACAGATGAACTTTAGTCTCAAACGTGCCATACATAGCCCCCTTGAAATCAGTGAGGGTCTGAACCTCAGTCGCTGGACTGTTATCTGTCAGCGTTACAAGTGGCTGTAACATCGTGCGGTCTTTGTAGCGCAGGTTCGCAGTGGAGTACCACGCCCTGTCAGCGTCCTTCGTCGGGTCGGCAATCTCTATGCCGATACCACCACGGAAGTCCCCCATGTTCCACTCAGAAGCGTGCGGGTTGTCTGCCGCAGAAGACTCGCCAATGACGATCTTGCCCGGTTGCTGGGACGCATCGAACAGGCGAACCTTGCCCTTAGTCCGGTACGATTTATTGTCAATGACGATTGAGTTACGCTGCACGGCGCGGTCGTTAGCCATTACCCAATCCTCCGTTCTACTCCGAACGCTGTGAAGGTAATGTTGCTCGCTATCGACGATCTTACGGCGATATTCCCAGCAGGATTATTCATGTAAAACGGGCCTTCTAGCCGAACAGAAGCATTCGCTACTGCGGCTGTATCGAAGACGATAGCAGTGGTGTTGGCATAAGTTGACCCGTCATCGTCAACAAAGACACGGTAAGTAGCAGTTCCACCCGCAACTTCAGTGATGTAGATAACGTCTACACGGTACTCAAAACCTCGTGTTGGGGAAAAAAGACTGGCGGCGTTAGTATCTGTGGGCATCAGTTGCCCAAGTTGCTTCCACGCCATTAGTCATCAATCCAAACTGTCCCACTAGGAGCCTGCTGGCTTGTTAGCGCGCCAAGAGCCAGTGCCTCGTACTGATCTGCTTCAAGATATGCAGCATCTCTGTTGCCATCACGACGGTCACCACGAGAACGAAGCAACATGGCGGTTGCCTTGTTTATTAGGTACTCAGGCTCCACATCACATGAGGTCGCATCTGCGTCTAACTCAGTTGGCTTCTTTACCCCAGATAATTTGATAAGGGCATATGAAGCACCAGCCGGTGCGTCAGCGTAGTTGATAGAGAACGAACGGTTGTCCTTGTCCCATTTGATAGCGTTCCGGTGGATGGTCACCCAGTCTTCTGAGTTAGCGACTGTGCCCCTGATTCCGTCTATCTGGTAAGTAACCGCACCGATATCAACGTCGTACTCAAGTCCAACTGAAATAATCGCTGAGTCAGACAGCGGGTTGGAAAGTGCCAGTCTCACGTATGTCCATGTCCCGGCTGTAATAGCAGGCAAACTCAGTAGTTCTGTCTCAGTAGCGGCGTTAGCCGTAGTCGAGAGAACTAGCTTCACCTGACCGGAAGTGAGCGTGACTGTGGACTTGAACCAGAACTCAACGTGCGTGAACTTCGAGAGGTCAAGGCTCACCTTCTGGGAAGCAATGATGTCTCCCGCAGTGCCAGACCCCGTTATCACGAACTTGTTAGATGCGGAACCCTCGCGCCGGTCTTCTGTCTCAGCGGAGACTGTTACGCCAGTGCCTGAAGACTCAGACCATGCGCTATTACAGTTATCAATGACCTTCTCAGTTTGATTCAGGCGAACCTGGATCTTGTTGATACCAACCACAGAGGTCGGAATGGAGAAGTTATTTATCGCAGAAGAAGTATGTAAGGATATGTCACGTAGCGGTGGAGAACCCTTGCGAGGTATCGCACGTACAGCACGATTGATCGCACGATGCACCCTCCTTGGGTCTAAATCACGATGCCAGAGTTCGTAGGTATCCCCGTCAGCTACGGTCGCTGCCAGAACATCACCACGTAGCGTCCCTGTGGTAGAAGAACCGGTGTAGTCGTTGACTAACCTGATTACCTCGTCATTAGTTCCTGACGTTCCGCGCCAGTACCAGCCGTTGATGTAGTCATCTGTGGCTTCTAACTCTGAATCAATAAAGGTAGAGGTAGAGCCACCGGAAGTAGCCGTATGCGACTCATAGCCTCCATACTGCTCACCAATACTTGCGGCAATTTCTTCTCTGGTTTGGGATATTAGGACTGCGATAGCAAACCTCTAAGCGTGAGTCTTTTTATGTATGTAGTACGCTGCCGTACGCGATCTGGCTTTTGCTGCGCTATTTGTCCATTCGCACTGAGGACACGTTCCAGAGGAGGTCTTCCAAACCTCAACAGGCACTTCGGGTGCTGGAGCAGCTTCTACGGGCTGTGTGACATCAGTAGCAGCTTCTGAACTGCCACCTGGCATCAATTGTGAAATAGTAAGTTCCCGAATCTTACGTTCTTGATCTTCTCGTTCCTGGTCACGAGCCTCAGTAATAGCAGCCCATTCATTTCTATGACGATGTTGTGCATGGGTTCTAACGTCAAGCATCGTGCGAAGGTTCGACTTATTACAAGTGCCAAGCCCAAGAGTTTTGTGATATTCGCGGTCGGAGTGGTTCTCATGCAGCAAGCAAAGGTACTCTCCACGGCTAACTGATGGAGCATCTGCTCGACGAGTAGTAAATATCCGCTTCCCAGTTTCAGGGTCAGTTTTACCTAGTTGAGTTGGCAGCATGTTGTTATTAACAATGGAAGCCTCTCCGTTACGAATGTCATAAACAACAGACTTGCCTGCTGATGATGCTTCCTCAACAATCATGGCATAAGGATCATCTGCTGTCGGAGTATGAGTAAACTCACCCGCCTTCAGATCGGTGTCATCAATAACATCTTGCGCTTCTAAAGCAAGTTCATGCACAGATGTTCCGTCAAGGCTGTTATTGCCCATCTCTGCCATAGTTGATAACTGTTCTTTTGTAACGGCCATTAGTTCTTCCTCTTTCGGGCTTCACGCTTTGCACGCTCATCGTGATACGCCTCAGCCCATTGCTCAGGTGTTCCTGTTGGCGATACATCATATGCGTCATCGGAGAATCCCCTCGAACGCATTTCATTCGCCATATCACGAAGACTACCTACTGTTTCATAAACTCCACCACTAACAGGGTCACCACCAATAATGTTAATCGACTTTGCTCCAGCAAATAAATCAGACCTCCCAAGCACCTCTTTATACGTGGCTATTCTATCGTTTCTAACCACTCGCAACTCTTGAAAGCGATGTGAACCGTGACCCGGTTTGTCAGCATCGTATTCACGTAACAGGAACGAAGGCTCGTCATCAGAGACATGAAAAGCTATTGCATCAATCATTTGACTCCTCTAGCCCCCGCATTAGTTGTTGCCCCCGCCCCGAAGGGCGAGGGCTTTATTTACCTATTGACTAGGCGTTCCAGTCACGGTTTGCTTTGACGAGAAGGTAGTCCACATCCATGATGGCTAATTCAGTCGTGTTAGCAGCGGCAGCAAGACAGACAGCCAGATCGGTTGTTGTCGAGCATGCGCCTGTAACCGTCTGCTTCAGGTCGCCGTCGATGTACCAACGGGCAGTGCCGTTAGGTGCAACTTCCAGTCTAAGAATTTGCCACTCACCAGCTACAGCGTCATCGTCGAGATCAACGGCAGTAGTAGTGGTTGAAGCCGTGGCAGTACCACCACTGTAGATACCGTGCCAGTCTTCGTCGTCAGTGAGTTCATCACTCAGGTAAAACCCAACTAAGTCCGCAGGCATAGTGATGGTTGTTCCCGAAGCATTGATGACGATATCTTCAAGCTGCTCATCAACCGAAAGGATGCTGGTCAGTCCAAAGAATATCTCTTTAGTGTCCAAGTCAGGGAGTTGAACGCGAGTTTCCAGCACAATCGTCCCCATCAGCGCAACATCAAGACCGATGTGTGTGCCGATAAAGGTCGTGTCAGCGTCGGTATTGCCAGAGGTAATCGTTACAACGCCCGAAAGCGCGTCCTTACCTGCAATACCTGCATCATTGTCCTCAAACCCCTCGCCACCGGCGTAGAAGTCTCCCAGTTCCGCTGTATCAGCGGTTAGTGCCAGAGTGTTCCCGACTCCAAAGAAGTCGTTGAAAAGTCGGATACGTCCCACTTCTCCTTGAGCGTTTATAGCCATTTTTTATTACCTCGTCCCCTAACCGTAAGGCGGGTTTGGGACTAATTAGTTAGTCTCTCTACGATGTAGGAGTAGTTGCATCCGACAGGATTTCGTAGAGCCAGTTACCTGAAGAACGTTCTCCGTAAGCATACTCGTCCCTGTGAAGAACCTCAGTAGCACCGCCACCAAGTTTCTCGTTACGAATAGTCTTGACCCAAGGCATTCGAGCCTGGACTAAGATGATCGCACCGTTTGTACCTGAAGCAAACACTCCACCCTTGGCATCGTTAGATGAAATAGTGATGTTGTCATCCGTGTATGCCTGTGCGTTTGCAATAGGCAAGTTGAATGAGTTCTTGAAAACATCAGCCGTTAGACCCTTAGAGATGTCGTAAGTTCCAACACCTGCTACCAGTTCGTCAAACAGGTCTTTCATCTGGAAGGAGTGAAGCACGAATGCAACAGGGCCATCCCAAGGTTCACTCGCGTTACCACGAATGCGATACGCTGCTGCGGCAATATGACCACTCGTAAGAGTAGTACCTGTGCCGCAAAGAGAAGTCGTTGCACCATCAAGAACAGTCAGACCGTCCTTGTCTTTCTGTCGTTCAATCGCCTGCTGACCAAGTGAGCCAACTTTAGCGAAGACGTTCTTCGATACGTTTCGAGCAGCACGGTCAGTAATGACTGTGTGAACCGAAATAACCGAAGGGGTTACAGAAATCGCACTGTCAGAGAGTTCTTGAGGGTTGTCTTCCTCAGTTGTCTCTGTGATTGCCTGAGCAGTTAGTTTGGCAAGATCAATCTCTCGCCAGTTATTGCCAACACCCGCGCCAAGCGTCTGCTTGTCAACAATTTGGGTCATTACACCCTTGTACTCACGGACATTTCGAGCCGCACTTACCACCGTAGGTAGCGAGTCGCTCAAACTATCAGTAATAGTTTGTCCAGTTGCCATTTTTAGTTGTCCTTGAGGCTAACCAAGGTTGACTCCCATGGAACGCATGACCTTATTTGCACGAGCATGATCGTTAGAATTGCCCTGTGCATAAACAGTCTCCAGCCATTGCTGATCTGTTATTGTGCCACCCTGTCCAACACCGCCGTCGAAGGTATTAGCCTCGCCACCGGAAGGAACTTCTGCCTGTTTAGCCGATATTTGTTGTTTCCGTAGGCTCTCAGCTTCGCCAAGAACCTTTGCTGCCTCTACGACCATAGCGGGATCTGAATAGCCCTGGAGCAATGCTCGCTGGCTTTCTGGAACACCGTGCTGTCGCATCATTTCGTTTACCGAAGCATTCTTAGAAGTAATTTCAGCAGATTGATTTACCTGATGAAGCTGCTGCTCTAAGGCATTAGCCCTTTGTTCAGCTTGATACGAAGCCTTGGCAGTATTAGCTTGCCGTTTCGCAAGCCTATTAGCCCCTGCCTCATCGTGGCCTTCTGCTAGAAGTTCCTGTTGAATCGACTGTTCATAACCACGAACTTCTGCTTCTAAGATCTGATCTGAGTACGTTGCCTGAAGTTGCGCTACCTGATTTCTCAGGACTTGCATCTCATTCTCGCGCTCATTCTCGCGCTGCCTGATAGATGACTCTCGCTTAGACCATTCTTCCTGAGTCCGCATTCTTCCAGATTCTTCTGGAGTCTCTACTTCGTCAGCAGTAGTCTCGTCGGGGGTCACCTCAGTTACAGCCGATTCTTCGGTTATCTCTGAGGTTTCATCGGGTTCGGGGGGTGTCTCGTCGGAGATTGCTTCGTCGCTAGTTACGGTAACTTCTTCCGTCGCTACTGCTGCTTGCTGTTCATCCCAATCGGCAGGGATAATCAACTCGTCACCAGAAGGGAGGGAATCGGTTGTTTCTAGGGAGGATTCATTCTCAGAGGAGTCAACCACCTCGTTTGGTGTGACCATAAAAGTCCTCGTAAAATTATCGTGAAACCTTATTCAGTTGTAAAAGCAATAGTATCGTGTTCTATATTATGTTGCAATTTCAAGTGACCTCATGGTTCTATTCACCCGCCGGTACGGTGGACTGTGAGGGTCATTGGGCACTCCCAGGGAACTCTTTAGCCCAGTCTTCGGCTGATTTTGTAGGCTTGCTATCAAATCGCCCAGTACCCTCTTCTCCAAATGTCTGCACACCAATACCTCCTCCAGCACCAAAACCAAAGAGGGCACCCATTGCAAGCCCAGCCTCTTCTATTGCCTCAATAACATCTATCCCAAAGAGAGGCAGAACTTGATGAATAGCTTCTCGCTCACGAACAGTCATAGACGGGCCTGTGTCCTGTCCGAACAGGGGGGCTGGTTCGTTTAGTGCGTCACCAAGAAACGTCTGTCCGCGCATTTCGTTCACAGCGAGTGCTGGCAATCCCGGCGAAACCTTAGATTGTACGAATCTGAAAAGCAAGTCGAGTCTGTTCGCCAGGGGGCCTGGCTTACCTGTTCGCTTAGATCGCGCTGCTTCTTCACCGACTGTGGCATTAAATGCGCCAAGCCTGACGAGTTCACCTTTATTCTTACCAGAAAGCCGCTTCTGAACACCAGACATTACTTGGCATGTATACCGTGCCGGTTGCTGGAACCCTCCCCAGAAGTCAATTCTAATGCTGCCTATTTTGCCCTTGCCAAAGTCTGGTGAACGACAGTCTGTTTCAACTTCTGCAATGCCAAACTTATCTAGTGCTGTGAGAATCGTCATTCCCGTAGCAACGAAAGTTACAAGGTCTTTTGCCACCTCTTTGCGCGCTCGCGCTCCCGGCGAATTACCGACACGAGAAAGTAAACTGTTAGGATCTGCCTTGGTTACCTTGGCTAGGCCAGAGGCCCCTGCTGCCACAAGCCCTCTTGCACCTATAAGGGGTGCCTGGAATCTTGAAACTGCCAACTTAGGTGCCCAGAAGATTGCTGCCATCCACTTGCTGCCTTGCTGTCCACTTAAGAATCTCGGTAAGTCACCTCGTCCAGTAACTACGTTTACACCGTGTATCAACTCATCTATCGAACCCTGCTGAATAGGAACCCCCGTAATCTTTGTGACTTCATCCCAGTTGTCCAGCGTGGCACCGGCAACACGCATACGCGTCTGGTTGATAGCAGTTGCGAACATTAATTCAGAACGGCGAACACCTTTACCTATGACTCGTATCGGGAATAATGTTGCACTGATACCGTGCCTGATGGGTTTCGGGACTTGACGACCAAATATCTTTTGAACATCCTTGCCTAAGCCTGGAAGCATAGCAGTGATGTTAGACAGATAGATTTCTTCTTTATCTGAAAACTGAATTGCTCCAGACTCAGATATCTCGTGCAGTTGAATCTTATTTGTAGCCTGCTGGTCAAGTAGCCTATTAACGTGTTTATTTTTTGTAGGGTCGATCAACTCGTCATTTAACTGCTTGGCAAGTTTCTCTGGATCACCCTTAGTAAACCCTACCCAGAACATCCTTTTCAGACTTGGAGCAGTCTGCTTAACCCTGCGGGGGTTTATTGTATAAACAGCCAACTGGCGTAACATGGCTGAATAGTCAAATGATGAACGCAAGGCCTTGGCAAGCAGAAACCCCAAGTCGTAAGCTATATCTTTATAGCGACCTGGCTTGCGCTTCAGTAACTGCTTTATCCATCCATCACCAAAAACCTCTCGTAAAGCCTTCAATTCTGCTGGTTGCGGAACATCCCCAAGTAGAACCTTTGTGAGTCCTTTCTGCGTCTGCCCATT